ATGAACAAAATGTATCATGCCATTTCGGCAGATGCTTTCAAAAAGCTTCAGTTTCAGGCCGGTGCACTGCTCAAGAAGTTCGACCCGACGGGCGCTACCCCCATTGCAGCGGAGGATATGATCTGCCTGACTTCCGGCGGCATCACCGTCAGCTGCAAGCCCAACGCCATTGATCTGGGCGATGGTCTGGACGAGGTGCCCGAGAACACTTGGCAGTTGAAGCACATCACCAATTGGGATTGTGGCCTGTCTACCACCTGCATGACCGTGAGCGCCGACACCATCAAGCTGGAGTTGGGCGCTGCAGACGTGGAAACGGAAACCAACAAGATCACCGTGCGTGAGGATTACAAGGATGCGGACTTCCAGGATATCTGGTGGCACGGCAATCTGATTGGCGGCGGCTATGCTGCGGTCAAGCTGATGAAGGCCGTGAGCGATGGCGGCCTTGAACTGAAAACCACCAAGGACGGCAAGGGCAACCTCAACCTGAGCCTGAAGGGCCACTACGACATGACCGACACCAGCAAGGTGCCTATGGAGTTCTACGTCAAGGAGGCAGAGTAATGATCCTTACCATCAATCTTGACCCCGTGGAAGCCCTGCCCAAGCTGTATGACGCGGTGGACGGCATCACCCGCATGATCATGGACGCAAAGGACAACGTGGATAACCCGGAGACCAAAGCCGCCCGGGAGACCATTGTTGCCAACGCCATGAAGCTGCTGGGTGCAGAGCCTTCCGAAACCGCAGAGGGCAAGAAAAAGCTGACCCCGCGCGAGTTTGCGCTGGCTGCGCTGGACTTTATCAAGCCCCTGATGAAGCTTGACCCGCAGCGCACCATGAACGCCCTACACCAGCTGTACACGCTGGAAAAGGGCGAGAAGGACACCCTGCCCAAGGCGTTCACCGCGCTTACCAAGTCCGTGATGCAGGAGGACATGCAGGATTTTTTGTCATCGCTGGCCGACTTGAACGGCCTGAGTTTTGGCACTACCTCTGCCGAGCCGACCTCCAGCATCTCCGCGCCTACGGAATAAAGTATTTCGTCTGGTTCGTCATCAGCGAGATGCGCGAACGCCACCGCACAAAGGCATACCAGCTTTATACGGCTGATATGCTTTTTCTTTGTGCTGTATCGCTGGGGCAGCAGGTGGAGCAGTCCTTCAGCGAGATCATGGCAGAGTACGACAAGCCGCTATCCCAGCGCCGCCACGAGACCACGCTGGAAGAAGCGCAGGCGTGCTGGGAAAAGACGCTTGCAGACAGTAAAAAAGCCGCAGAGCAGAACGGAGGTGGTGAGACCTGAACATTTTCAATTTGATGGCCACTTTGGGGCTTGATACCTCCGAGTATGAGCAGGGCATCGAGCAGGCCCAAAAAGAGACGCAAAGCGCCGCAAACTCGCTGAACCGCAGCGCAAACACCGCCGGGAGCGGCGTTTCAGGCATGGCAAGCCAGTTTGCAGCAGCCAGCGCAAAAGCAACTGTCCTTGCAAATATGCTTACCTCGCTCGGAACAAAGGCGGTAAGCTTTGCAAAGGGCTTTGTGGAGATGGGCATTTCTTATAACGCCCAGATAGAAAAGTACACCACCGGCTTTACCAATATGTTGGGCAGCGCACAGGCCGCGCAGGAAGCCATGCAGGCCATTCAGGAGGACGCAGCCCGCACCCCGTTTGACGTGGCGTCTCTGACGCAGGCAAATCAGCTGCTCATCAGCGCGGGCGAAAACGCCGCGTATTCCCGCAAGGTCATCAATGCACTGGGCGATGCCGTTTCTGCCACTGGCGGCGGTAACGCCGAACTATCCCGCATGGCTGCAAACCTGCAGCAGATCGCAAACGTGGGCAAGGCTGCAACGATAGACATCAAGCAGTTTGCCTATGCGGGCATCAATATCTACCAGATTTTGGCAGACTACACCGGCAAATCGGTGCAGGAAGTCCAGAAGATGACCATCAGCTACGACCTTCTTTCGCAGGCGCTTATAGCCGCCAGCGAGGAGGGCGGGCGTTACTATAACGCCATGGACACCCAGAGCCAGACCATGAACGGGCGTATATCCACCCTGAAGGATAACGTCAGCCAGCTGGCCGGACTTATGACCGGCGACCTTTCCTCCGGCATCGGCGTTGTAATAGGCCACCTGAACGACATGGTTGTCGCAGCACAGGAAGCCTACAAAGAGGACGGCTGGAAGGGTCTCGGGAACGCAATTCTTGAGCTGGATAATCCAATCAGTGCCATCATCAAAAAGTTTGGGCAGCTTGGCAGCGCGGCTGTTAGTGCACTGGATAAGGCAAGCTACTATCTTAACAAGGCACTTGGAAAAAATGCTTACGCAGGGTACGACAACTACGACGACTACAAGTCAGACAAGCAAAAGCAAAGCAACAGGGACCGGCTACGGCAGAATGCTCTTTCCGGCAAAAGCGTAAGCAACAAAAGTTGGTCTGAGCGTCAGGCAGAAGCAGCGGCCGCGAGTGGAAGCGGCGGCAGCTCCATCGTTACAAGTCCTTCCAGTTCCTCCGGCAAGAGCACCGGCGCAAAATCCAAAACCGAAACCGTCATAGCGTCCGTGACGCACACCGCAACCACCACCGCACAGAACGCGCTGGGCGCTGTGACAACGAGCGTTGAGACACTGCAGGAGAAGGTCAAGGACGCAGCGGGCAAAATCAAAGACCGCGTGACCGAGACCACTACCGAGACCGGTAAAGAGATGGTCAACGGCGTTGCTACCACCTATACGCTTGTGACCAAGAAAGTTACGGACACGAACGGCAAGATAAGCACCACGACCAAGAAGGTCTACGCCGATATGTCCAAGACCCTGCTTGGCACCCTGACCACCATTGCGGAAAAGACCTTCAACGGCATCACCACCACCACGCAGCAGGCCGTGGAGACCTACGCGGACGGAAGCCAGCACATCAAGACAACTGCCACCGAGACCGGCGAGCGCATCGTGGACGGCGTGCGGCAGACCTACACCAAGATCATCAGCTACGTTGACGGCGTGCAGGACAAGGTGACAGAGACCGCGCAGAACATCGACAAGAGCATCAAGGCGACCCAAAAGCGCATTGAGGAGAATCTGAGCAAGGCACAGCAGCAGTTCAACAGCGGGATCTTCAAACTGGGTAAAAACCTGTACACCGACCTCAAAAATCAGGACTTGGCGGCGCTTGGTCTGGATATCGTCAACATGATGTGGGGCGAGGTGTCACAGGAGCAGCGCGAAGTCCTGTCCGACTGGGCAAACAAGGCGCTGGAAGCCATCAACGAGGCGTATTCCGGCGGCGGTCTGAGCGAGGCGTTCAACGCTTTTAAGCAGATCATGTCCAACGGCATCAAAGCAGATGCAAACGGCGTCACAACGGACGTTAAGGGCTTGAGCAAAGTGTTTCAGGATCTGGGCATCAATGTTTCCGACGTTGGCAGCAAGATCATGGGCGTGCTGAACACCATTGGCTCCGGCATGGGCAGCTTTGCCCTCAACGCGGGCACGGATATTGCAAACCTTGCCGGGAGCATGGGCAGTCTGGGCACAATCGCAGAGGGCGTAGGCGGGCTGATTGCAAAGGTGGGCAGCCTGATTATCTCGAACCCGGAAGTTGCCGCGATCATCGCCATTGTGGCGGGCGTGGCGGCGCTGGGCGTTGCGATTTTTGCGAAGTTCGGCAAGGGCAAGAGCAGCGGCACTACCAGCACGCAAAAAGCACCATCCTACAAGGACATTCAGGACGCCTACTGGTACGGTAACGAGCGTGCCTTTGCGGGCTACGATTACCGCACCGATCCCTACGTCATGAACCCGGACAACAATGCCATGCTGGCATATCAGTCCAAAATGCAGGCGCAGATGGAGCGGCTCTACGGTGTGGTTGAGAAATATCTGCCGGAAGCCGGAAACAGCGTGATCGCGCTTGACGGCGAGCAGGTAGGACGCATTATCACCCCAAGCGTAAACAGAAGCCTGGGAGACCTTACAGTGCTGAGCGAACGAGGAAACTGATATGTACGAGATCTACGCATACCCCTACGGCAACCCGGATGCAAAGCTGCTGCTTTATCGTCCCAACGACCCGCAGGCGCTGGTGCTGTCCCCCAAGCTGACCCGCGAGGTCAGCAAGGGCGGCAGCCTTGTTTTTACCATGACGCGGGATCATGCACAGTACGATATGCTGCAAAAGCTGAGCACGGTAGTGCAGGTGCGGCGGGATGGCAAAGAAATCTGGCGTGGACGGGTACTGAAGCATGAAGCCGATTTTTACAACCGGCGGGTGGTGTACTGCGAGGGTGCGCTGAGCTATTTCAACGATAGCAGTATCACCCCCTTTAACTACAAGGGCACGCTGCGCCAGTTTTTGCAGCACCTGATCGACGCACACAACGATCAGGTGAAAAGCAAGATGAAATGCTTCCAGCTTGGCACCGTGACGGCGGCGCTGGGCAACCTTGTGGTGCAGTTCGGCGATGCCGACCAATACGGCGTTGGCGAGGACTACGGCAAAGTGTGGGACATTCTGGACAAGCTGGTGCTCAAGGTGTTCGGCGGTTACTTCTACTGCGGCTTTGACGCGGCTACCGGCTACAACGTGCTGAACTATTGCGATCAGGCAGTGGAAGCCAAGCGGCAGACCGCCCAGAAAATCGAGTACGGACGCAATCTGCTCAACCTGAGCGAAACCACAGACGCCACCGACCTTTATACCCGCATCTATCCTATCGGCAACAAGCACACAGTGGACACCTCCAAGTGGTACTACAAGCTCATGTGGTGGCGGGACCCCTCCAAGGATAAGCACGAAGAGCGTTGGGGCATCATGGAAGCAGATGCCGCTACCGTTGCGCAGTATCTGCCTGCATCGGGCTACTCTTACAACTTGGAAGAGGGCTGGATCCAGAACGACACCGCGGTGCAGAAGTTTGGCATCATTACCCGCATCGTGGAACTTGACACCGACAGCGCAAACGACACCTTTGCAGCCGGTGTGCAGGCATTGCAGCAGAACTACGCTATGAAGACCAGCTACGTCATCCGGGCGGTGGATCTCGTAGACGCAGGCTACGATACAGACCGGCTGGATTTTTCCATGTACTCCCATATTATCAGCAAGCCGCACAGTGTGGATGCCGTCATGCTCTGTACCAAGCTGGTGGAACCGCTGGAAAAGCCTGCGCAGAAAGAGTTCACATTTGGCATGACCCGCCGCACCCTGACAGACCGTCAGGTGGCCAATATGGGCACGACAAATCTGCTGGTGGAAAGCGCTTACACCTCCGAAAAATACCATCAGGATATGCTGAAACGGCTGTTTGCCGCCTCCGAACAGGCAAAAAAGGATTCCGATGAAGCCGCCAAGACCGCCACAAACTTTTTGGAGTACACCCCGCAAAACGGCCTCATTGTCCGGCACGATTCTCTGCCCGGCAAGCAAGTGCAGATCCTGAACGATGGCATCCGGGTCATGGATGGCAGCAGCATGGTCAATATCCAGGCCAACGCCATCTCCATCACGGACGGCATGGGCAGCTGTTCCATCAATAGCGGTTCAATTATTTTCAACGGCATTCGCAACAGTAAAATTTTTGAATGGCCTTATCAAAAGGATTCTCATGGCAACCGAATAGGAGAATTTACTGCACAAACAACAAAAATCGACCTTTCTTCCTACTCGTCTGTAATGCTGGTCTATGACACGCATAAAGGCGGAACATGGTTTGCAAGTGGAGGCAGTGCTGGTAGACTTACGGTCGTTCTTCCTGTTAATGGGCAAACGTACTCTTATGCTTATCCGTGGAATACCGTCCATTGGAGAACCGTCAAAGTGAGCGACACGGGAATAACGTTTGGTAGCGGAAACGAAAGAACATCCGACTATAAAAATAACGTTATAACTGGCGTGATACATTTGGAAGTTCCTATTACTGATGGTGTTACGAAAAACGATGAGGTTTGCCGCCCGTTGGAACTATACGGTTTTATGTGAGGAGAACTATGAAACACTTTAAATTCAAGTGTAAGGTCTGCTCTGATGGGCGGCTGTATGCAGGCGGCTGGTGCCACGAAAGCGTCATTCCGAACCCGCTGCCGCCCGACGAGATCCTTCTGGACGATCTGTCCGGTATCACGCATGGGTTCTACACAGATTATCTCTGGGACGGCGAAAATCTGATTTATCATCCGCCTGAACCATCTGCTGAGCCTGCCCCGGCAGTACAGACTTCCGATGACGGAACCGAGGTGACCTACACATGAGAGACTATGCCGCACTGGAAGCGCTCGCCGCCCAAAACCCCCGCATGAACGATATGCGCATCACAACGCCAAAGGGCACACTCTCCATGCGTTCGGACTTTGGGCTGTGGCTCAAGCGCGGCTCTCCGCAGATCGGCAAGCCCGAAACCGATTCTATGCTTGTTGAGGTGCCCGGCGCAGATTTTCTGCTGGATCTGACCCGCTCGGTGGATGGCAGCGTACACTACAAAAAGCGGAATATCTCGATGGATTTTGTCTGCGACCGGCCTAAAACACAATGGGCATATATCCGGTCTAGACTGGAAGCGTTGCTGCAGGGGCAGTGGCTGCACTTCTATTTTGTCCGGGACGGCGAGGTCTGGGCTGGGCAGCTGGACGTAGAGATGACCCCCGGCGAGTACAAGACTTCCGTGAAAATCACAGCAACCTGTGACCCATGGCCAAAGGAGCGCTACTTTGTTTTGGGCGTTTCCAAGCTTGGCACAGACAAGATTGCATAAGGAGGCAGTATGGGCTATCAAAAACAGAATTTTGTAGACTGTCAGGTTCTGAACAGCGCGCAGCTGAACCACATCGAGGACGGCATTGTGGATTTGGAGAGCAATTCAAACACTACGCTTGCTGGCAAAGCAGATAAATCAGAAGTGCAAGCGAACGCGGACGGGATTGCCGCTGAAGCATCCCGCGCCAAGGGCGAGGAGCAGCGCTTGGATGCCGCCATCACCGCCGAAACCACCCGCGCGGAACAGGCAGAGCAAGCACTGGATACGCGCACCGTAGCCCTCGAATCCTGCGGATTTGTCGTTGTAGACGGCAAAGTCTGCATGAAATACCGCAAATCCTGAAAGGAGTAACACATGGCTGAAAACGAAATTAGCACGCAGGCACCTGCCACCGAGGTGGTGGAGCCTATCTATCTGGATCAGACCGCAAAAGACAACGGCAGAAAGCTTGACCAGATGACTGCCGCCCTGCTGGGTATGTCCAGCTCGCTGGGCGTGATCGCGCGGGCACAGACCGGCGTGGTGGAGGAGATGGACTATAACGGCATCAAGGCCGTGGTGGCTGCCGGTAACGCACCGGCGGTTTTTCCGGTCGGCACCCAGCTGGTGAACACCTACACCGCAAAGGACGGCAAAGTCTACGACTGCCCGTGGGACGTGGTAAAGACGGACGATATCGCCGAGGGTGAGACCGGCACCACCGCACCCGCAATGGTACTGCAGATGCACTACGCGTCTCTGGAGGATATCCAGTTTTCCGCATATCAGGCCTTTTACGTTGTGCCCGAGGCTGGTCTGGTAGCTGGCACCTACAACATCAATATGGGTCTTGACTGGGGCACCAACGTCAAGACCGGCACAAGCTACCAGTTTACCCTGACCAAGAACGCACCCGCAGGCGCACGCCTGACCGGCTTCTATAATGCACCGGACGTTGCACCTGCCAATTGGAAGGTTTACGTCTACAAGGATCAGTATAAGTCCGAGCTGCTGGAGACCTGCAACGTCTCTGCTGGCGTCGATGGCATAAATCTTGGTTCCTTCCTTGCAAAGCCCAACGGCAAACTGAACGGCTTGCATTCGGTTGCCTACGGCGATAACCGGTGGTATAAGTCCGCATACCGCCAGTACCTCAACAGCGATGCACCCGCTGGTGCGTGGTGGCAGCCGCAAGATGAATGGGACATGAAGCCCGATCAGGCGGACACCGTGCCCGGCTTCCTTGCTGGCTTCTCGGATGACTTCAAGAACGCGCTGACCCGCGTGAAGGTCGTGACCTACGGCAACACCGTCACCGATGACGGCAGCGCTGTGGTGACCTATGACAAAATCTTCCTGCCCTCGCTGGAGGAGATCTACTGTTCTCCGCAGGTCAGTGGCGAGGGTACATACTGGCCGTACTGGAAGGAGCGCACCGGCGCAAAGACCCCGCAGGCTCTGTGGCAGACCTACCCGCTGCGTATCACCCGCGACCTTGCACAGCGCACTGTGGGCCGCCATGTGCGGCTGCGCTCTGCGAGTCGTGGCAGCGGCAACCTTGCCTTCGGCGTGGGCTCCAGCGGCTACGTCGGCACCTGGGGCGCGATCTACGCGTATCGCTGCGCCCCGGCTTGCAAAATGACCAATCTTGTTAAATAATCACCGGGCAATCCCTTGCCCGGTGAGAAAGTGAGTGCTATCCCATGGCAATGCGCAAAGACCAGATACCGGACAATAAATTCACGCTGCCGCTTGACGCGCGTGAGCTGGCACTGTATACCAGACAGATCACCAAAAACGCGAAAGTGTTTGACCTCGAAATTGACGCAAGCCTTCCCGGTCAACTGCGCGCTACGGCAGACCGGATATTTTTTGATATCTTCGGAGCAAACGACCTCCGGCTGGACAAGCCGAACGAAAGAGAGGAGCGCTTTAAGCTTCAAAGGCACGCCGTCCGGCTGTGCACCGTCCTTTTGGCGGAGATAGACATGGCAAAAGCCAGCTACCACCTTTCTGGCAAACGGTGCTCTTTCTGGGGCAACACTGTGCGCGATATCCGGCAGCGTTGCCGGGACTGGCACGAGAGTGATGCAAAGCGTGCAAAAGCGCTTTGACATAAAAATGGCTGTAGGCTAATGGGCCGCAATGTGCGGCTGCGCTCTGCGAATCGTGGCAACGGCAACAATGCCTTCAACGTGAACTCCAGCGGCAACGTCAACAACTGGAACGCGATCAACGCGAATCGCTGCGCCCCGGATTGGACGGCAGCACGCCCACAAAAGCCCCTGCATAGCAGAGGCCGGGCAAAAACTGCCGTGCAAGGAGCCGAGTGCCATGTCTGTCCTCTGGCAGACGAACAATATCAGCCGGACGTGGCCACCCTGCGGGGTGTTGACCGCTATCACCCGGCAGATCCTTGCGAGGAGAGCTGAAAAAATCAGTGCAAGAAGAAGAAATAATAATCGGGTTCGATGCCCTGTATAATTCCGAGGGCAAGTGCGCCAAAGGCGTGTGCCGCAAGGCAAGCGTTGGACGGTTTCACCTGTTTCGGATGGACGAGATCCTGAAACTCCAAAAGGAGCTCGCGACAGGTACATACAAGGCACGGCCAACAATCAAAGTTAGAATCACCTATCCCAAGCCCCGCACAGCGGTTGCGAATGGCTTTCGGGATAGGGTATACCAGCGCTCTCTCAACGACAATGCTGTTTATCCAGCAATGACACGGAGCTTCATCCGGCAAAACGCGGCCTGTCAGACCGGCAAAGGTACCGACTGGGCGCGCAAGCAGGTCAAGCTCATGATGGAGCGCGAATACCGGCAGCACGGCGCTGATGGCTATGTGCTGTTGGTAGATATCCGGCACTATTACGACACGATGCCCCATGACGTGGCAAACCGCTGCTTTGAGCGGCATCTGCCGCCAAGTGTGCATAACCGCGTGCGTGAGGTGCTGGATCGTCAATATACCGGCGAGGCCGGTTATAATCCGGGCAGCCAGATGGTGCAGCTTGCCGGGATCTCGGTGCCCGACCCCATAGATCACTACATCAAGGAGCGCCTGCGGGCGAAAAAGTACGTCCGTTTTATGGATGATAGCCTCATCATCCACCACGACAAGGCACGGCTTGAGGAGTGGCGGGAGGCGATCCGCGCCCGGTACGCTGCCGATGGCATGGAGCTGCACCCGACCAAGACCAAGATCGTCAGGCTAAAGGATGGATTCCGTTTTCTAGGTTTCATCTACCGCTTGACCCCGGCGGGCAAGGTCGTTATGACCGTTGACCCGCAGAATGTCAAGGCCGAGCGCAAGCGCCTGTTTCGGCTTGCCCAGCTCATCAAGGCAGGAGAGAAACCGGCATCTGCCCTGTATGAGCAGTATGGATCATGGAAAGCCCATGCCGCTAAAGGCAACTCGCAGCAGCTGCTGCAGCGCATGGATCAATACGTTAAAACTCTGCTGGAGGGGATAACTACATGAAAATTGTTCACAACACTGGCGACATCAAGACCGCCGCCGAAAACGAAAACCGGGACGCGGATTTGGCACAGATCGCGTCTATGGTGGACTTCCTGTGCATTCTGGCCGATGTGCCCATTGAGGACGAGGCTGCAGACAAGGAGGGCATGAGCCATGAGTGATAAGCACAGCGCGATCTTCGGCAAAGCGAAAGACGAGTACGAGGCGGGCCGCTGGTCTAAGGCCATGCTGCGCATCCTTGTGCAGCGCAAGCCCCAGCGCCTGACCGCAGAAGAGTATGAAGAGATTACCGGCGAAAAGTATTAAGGAGCAGAGTATGAGACCTATCATGGACGTTTCCCGCTGGCAGGGTAACATCGACTGGGTCAAGGTAAAGACAAGCGGCCTTGTCTCCGGCGTGATGCTGCGGGCTCTGGGCAACAGCGCAGAGGACAATCCCAGTGAGCCGTACATCGACCCCGACTTTGAGCGCAACTACGCCGAGTGCCAGCGGCTGGGCATCCCCTGCGGCGCGTACTACTACTGCAAAGCGGTCAACACAGCAGAGGCTGACGCAGAACTTGCCCTGCTGCGCAAGGTGCTGACCGGCAAAACCGTGCAGCTGCCCGTTGCGGTGGACATTGAGGACAAGTATGTGCAAGCACCGCTCGACAAGCAGACCCTGACGGACATTGCCGCCCATGCGCTGGGCACTGTGGAGCGCTGGGGCTTTTACGCCATGCTGTACACCGGGCTGTACTTTGGCCGTGATAACCTGTACATGACCGGCGCTGCACTCAAGCCTTATGACGTGTGGCTGGCAGCCTACCGCAGCAAAAAGCCTGAACCGGGCTGGCCGTTCGGCTTGTGGCAGTACACCAGCAAGGGCAAGATCCCCGGTGTTGTGGACGCGATACCGGGCAAGATTTCCGGCGTGGACTTGTCTGTGCCCTACAAGGACTATGCCAAAATCATCGCAAAGAAGGGTCTGACCCGTCTTCGGGAGGGCAAATGACCGAAAAAGAAGCTTTGCTGTGGGTGCTGGGCATCTTGGGCAGCCTGTGCGCCGCTGCCATCACGATCGACAAGGTGCTGGAAATCATCCATAAGTACATCAAGAAGGCACAGGAGCCGGACAACGCGCAGAACAAGCGGCTGGATGAGCTGGACAAGCGCGTCGGCACCTTGGAACAGGGGCAGCTCCAGCATACACAAGCCCTTGCAAGAGACCTCCGGCGATTTGACGGCCTCGATGAAGAAATGCGCCTTGTTCTCGTTGGCGTGCAGAACCTTTTGGATTCGCAACTGTCCGGCAATAACCGCGAAGGTATGCAAAAAAGCAAGACCGACATTAACAATTACCTGCTGAAAGGAGTAACCAATCATGGAAGCAATCCTTAATACCATTCTCACCCCCCTGCCCGCGTGGCTGGCGCTGGTGCTCATTGTTGTGGGCGCTGTTTCGCTTGCACTGGGGCTTATCCGTCTGGGCTACGGCGCAGCGGTCAGGACGCTGGTGCTTGACCTCATCGACCAAGCAGAGCACGAGATTCAGGGCACCAAGCGTGGTGCAGAGCGTAAGGCGTGGTGCGTCAAGATGCTGCGCCACTATCTGGACAACAGCAAATGGGGCAAGCTGGTCTCGTGGGCTATTACTGAAGAGACTATGAGCAAGGTCATCCAGTTTTTCTTTGACCGCATGAAAGCGGCACTGCAAAAGCAGTAAGGAGGATATCATGGCAAGCACTACATACGAACATCCCGGTGGCGTCACCGAGATGTACGCCGTACAAGAGCAATTTCGTCACGTCACGAAAATGGTTTGCGCACGTTTTCTTGACCTCACGAAAACATACCGTCTCGGCAACGTCCCCGTAATGGTGCGCAACGCCGGACAGCTGCCGCAGCCTTTCTGGCTCGGTGCTTCCTGTGGCGGCGGCTCGTGTGGTGCTGCCCGCTGCGCTGCAAGGACTTGACCGACAGCAGATGACAGCCGCTATCAAAAGCGCACCGCTTGGGAGGGTTGACCGTAAGATAGCCTTACTGCGGTACGTTGAGCGGCTTCCGTTGCCGGACATTGCAGCGCAGATGCATTACAGCCGAACGGCAATAGGCTACCGGCTGAAAAGCATTGAAAAAATGCTGGATGTGTGATATACTAACCTTGTCTAGGGATTAGTTTTGAGCTTTTGCTCTGACAATTCAAAAACGGCAGGCTTTCGGGTCTGCCGCTTTTCTTTTTGCACGGATTGTGGTATAATTATCTCAACAAATCCTCCCGGCCTCTCGAAGAAGCGCATTAGGGTGGATATTTGAAAGGCCATGGCCTTTGTAGAGAGCGGCATTGCCTGTGGGCGGTTCCGCTCTTGATTTTAGACTTCGCCGTTTTGGCGGCATAAAAAATCCCCCACTTTGCCTACAAAGCACCCCGCGTGGCACGCAGGGCTTCGGCAAAGCAGGGGATTTTTTTGTTTTACAGCAGCTTGTAGTGTTCAGCCAACAAAAAGCGGACGTATGCCGGGCAGCCCCGGCTTCCGGCACACCAGTTCTGCACCGTGCGCAGCGGAATGCCCGCGCATTTTGCAAAAGCGGTCTGCGACATTCCGGTGCGGGAGATCAGCTCCCGCATGGACAGGTTCGCCAGATCCCAGATGACGGACAGCCGCTCCTTTTCGGCGTCTAGGTCGATGCAGCCATCAGCGCCATCCTCGGCGCTGAGCGTCACGTTATTCAGAAAAATCTCCTTTACGGCTCGCGGATTGCTCGCCATAATAAAAAGTTCAGCGTTGCTATACATGGTATCCTCCTTTCAAATGCGGTCTTTCACGGACAGGCTGATTTTGCGCACAAAGCCATCAGGGAACTTCTCACCGCTCCAGAGAGAGCCGAGCTCTCCATCGCTGCCGTTGTCGCGGGGATACTCATAGAAGGCTGTCATGCCCAGACTATCGTTGACGCGGCGCAGCTTCACGATGCGGTCGGGAGCAAGCGCGATTTCCCGGGTAAGCTTGCCGTTTTTGTCCAGTGCATCCTCGCACAGCCACTGAAGCGCCGAGATAAACTCGTCCATCGTGATGGTAGAGTGGGCAGCCCAGTCTTTAAAAATGCGGCTGTCGCCTGCAAGAACGATCTTCTTTTTAGTCTCAAAGCTGGTCATGGTAGCTATTTCCTTTTTTTGTGCGATTTTGGTTTCCTTTACTGTCTATAATATACACCCATTGGGTGCAAAAGTCAAGCTTTTTTCAAAAATATTATACCCGATGAACGTATTTTTGCCCACGCTGCCCTTTTGCAGTGTGGGCGCTTTTTTGTCCTTCGTTGTACCTTCGTTGTCTCTCCCGGTGTGGCATTCTGGTACGATAAACGCAAAAGGAGGAGCGCTCATGTGGCACAAGTTCAACCCAAACCCGCGCGGCAGCAGCGTCGGTGACTGTGCAGTGCGAGCCGTTGCAGCTGCCACCGGGCAAAGCTGGGAGCAGGCATACATAGGGCTTGCGATGATGGGCTACGCACTGGGCGACATGCCAAGCGCCAACCGCACATGGGGCGCGTACCTCCAAAAGCGCGGATTTAAGCGCCGCCTTGTCGAGGCAGACTGCTCCACCTGCTACACCGTGGAGGATTTTGCAAGGGAGTACCCGCGCGGGATCTACGTTCTGGGCTGCTCTGGCCACGTTCTGGCTGTTGTCAATGGCGAGTGGATTGATAGCTGGGACAGTGGCGCAGAGTGCCCGATTTATTACTGGTACAAGGAGGACTAAGCGATGCCATACATTCCATACGGATACCAGCCCGGCTATTATGGGCAGGCAATGCCGGATCAGCTTGCACAGCTGCGGCAGAACGCCTACCAGCAGCCTATGATGGGACAAGCGACGCAGCCGACGCAGGGCACGCCGTCCATCATTTGGGTGCAAGGCGAGGAGGGCGCAAAAGCATACATGGTTGCCGCAGGAAACAGCGTGCTCCTGATGGACAGCGAAAACAGCGCGTTTTACATCAAAAGCACCGATGCAAGCGGTATGCCGCTTCCCCTCCGGGTGTTTGACTACAAGGAGCGCACCACAGCCGCAAAAACGCCGCCACAAACGGCGCAGCAGGCCGGCGGGGAGTTTGTCACCCGGGCAGAGTTTAACGCGCTGGCAGCCCGCTGTGCGGCACTTGAAAAGCAAGAGCCTGCAAAGCCTGAAACGGAGGTCAAATAAATATGGCGAATCCTCTTTTTAATGCACTAGGCGGCGGTATGCCCGCCATGCCAAACCCTATGGGTCAGTTTGGCCAGATGATGCAGCAGTTCCAGCAGTTCCGTGCAAACTTTCAAGGCGACCCGAAAGCAGAGGTGCAAAAGCTGCTGCAATCCGGCAAAATGTCACAAAACCAGCTGAACCAGCTGCAGGCGATGGCGCAGCAGTTTCAGCAGTTCCTTCCCCATTAAACTTCTTTCCAGACAAAGCCTTTACAAGACTTAATCCTACCTTTTGCGCAGTTGATGATTGTACAAGGCTTACATCCGTAAGCTCTGGCAGCTTCGGAATACCCACTCCACACCTTCATAAAGTCACCAGATTTTGTGTATTGGGCAACCGGTTTGCTCAATGGGTTCAAAGACCCAGTTCTACCGCGCATATTAGAATCGGCACGAAGCCCTGTTGCAATTGCGTGTTGTGTATTCCCCTTTCGAGAAATCCATTCGAGATTTTCAACAAAATTATTGCTCTTGTTTCCGTCAATATGATTTACACAAGGCAGATTTTCTGGATTTGGAAGAAATGCACTTGCAACAAGAACGTGAACGGACTTGTTTTTCTTTCCCGATTTATTGCAGAGCATTACCGTTTTGTATCCGCTTTTATGGCTTTTGAGAACAAGATTCTTAGATTTTCCGGTGTGGTTATAATTTATGCTTTTTACGTTTCCACAATCGCTCACTTCATATAATCCTTCGTATTCAGGAACAGGTAACCAATTCTCCATAAAAACCTCCGTATAGCATGGTGGATTTATCTGTTTCTATTATACCACAAAAATACAATATCTGCGCAGATTTGTATAAAAAATTTTGAAAGGAGCTTACTATGAGCTTATCTACCGATTCTCCTATGATGACTATGCCGGTTCAGCCTGCAAATACCTGTTCTAATGGTGGTTTTGGCTGGGGTGACGGCGGCTTGCTCTGGATCATCATCTTGTTCCTGTTCGCCTTCTGCGGCGGCTGGGGCGGCAACTGGGGCGGCAATGGCAACACCGGTGCCGGTGTCGTTGACGGCTACGTCCTGACCTCCGATTTTGCCAACATCGAGCGCAAGATGGATGGTATCAACAACGGCATGTGTGATGGCTTCTACCAGCAGGCGCAGCTTGTCAACGGCGTGCAGCAAACCGTGAACAACGGCTTTATGTCCGCAGAGATCAGCCGCGCAAACCAGCAGGCGGCGTTTATGCAGCAGCTGTTTGCCATGCAGATGCAGCAGCAGGAGTGCTGCTGCGAGAACCGCTCTGCCATTCAGGGCGTCAACTACAATCTGGCCACCCAGTCCTGCGAGACCCGGAACACGGTGCAGAACACCACCCGGGACATCATCGACAACCAGAACCAGAACGCCCGCGCCATCCTTGACGCACTGACTGCACAGCGCATCGAGGCAAAGGACGCAAAGATCGCCGAGCAGGGGCAGCAGCTGTTCGCAGCACAGCTGGCGGCATCTCAGGCAGCCCAGAACGAAACGCTCAAGGCCTACATGAGCGGTCAGCTGGCCTACTACAACCCGCGTCCTGTGCCCGCATTCCCTGTCCCCGCACCCTACCAGTACGGTAACTGCGGCACCGGTTGCGGTTGCAACGGTTGCGCCTAACCGAATAACGGCAACTTCCGAGGATTTCTCGGATGTTCAGCCCCAGAGCTGATTTTGCAAACCAGAGCGCCGGGGCAGTAGTCCCGGCGTTTCTATTACGAAAGGAGCCGATAAAATGGCTGAATTTACCTCTACCACGATTCAGACCGTGGCAGCCGGTCAGAATCTCCCCTTGACCGAAACCGCTATCAAGGGGTCAAACTGCATCAACCACCGAGCAGGTGCTGGTAATGTGACGCTGCGTGGACTTACGAACCAGTGCAAGGCACTGTTCAAAGTGAGTTTTGGCGGCAACATCGCCATCCCTACCGGAGGCACTGTGGGCGCAATCTCTGTGGCGTTGGCTGTCGGCGGCGAGGCGCTCAACAGCGCAACCGCAATCGTCACCCCGGCGGCAGTGGATCAGTACAGCAACGTCTTTACGGCGGTGTTCGTGGAAGTCCCCCGGGGCTGCTGCGTTACTGTGGCGCTCAAAAACACTAGCACGCAGGCAATCAGCATTGCAAACAGCAATCTGATCGTTGAGCGGGTAGCATAAGAAAGGAGATAAAGTCATGCTGGATAAATTGAATCATCTGAAAGATGAGATGTGCGAAGAGCTCATGGAGCTGACCGACAAAAAGAATCGATCCCCTGGCGATGTTGAGATGATCGGCGAGATCGTGGATATCATTCTGGACATCCACCGCATCAAGGATTATTGCGAGGGTGGCGAGTACAGCCGTGCGGGCGAGTGGGAAGCTGACATGCGCGGATCCTTCAGCCGCGACGCCGGAAACGGTTACAACCGGGGCAACAGCTACGCCAACCGCGGTCGGCATTATGTTCGCGGTCACTACTCACGCGGCGATGGCCGTGAGCGCATGATCTCCGACATCGAGGACATGATGCAGGAAGCCACCGGTGCAGAGCGTGACGCATACAAGCGAGCCGCTGACATCTTGCGCAACGCATAAGAAAGGGGGCGGCAGGCATGGATATCGTGGAGATCAACGAACACATCCGCAAACTGAAATGCGAAGAAACGAACTGGCAGAGCGTGGAAAAGCTTGCCGCCCTCTGCACTGTGCGGGACGAGCTGGAAGAAGCACACGCACCTGAAACGCAGACCCAGGCATTGCCGCCCGCGACTTATGCGGCGGCGTACTCCACAGCAGCGGAACCACAAAGCGACTTTGTGGCGGCTGCCAGCTCTGTTCCTTTCGGCGGTCTGATGCAGGTGCTCGACAGACACATGAACGCAATAAAGCTGGTGTACCCGAAAGAGTATGAGCTAGTAATGCGGAAGATTGTCTCTTTGTCTGAGTGA